TTGCATCCGCGCCAGAGGGGAAGAACTGCTGAGTGCGCGCAGCGGCTAGTTTCTCGTTGACGCGGCGATCCACTTCGGCGTCGGTTGCGGCTTTGGCGGCGGCTTCGCGCTCGGGCGCATCGTATTCATCGTAGGCGGCGAGCAGGTCACTGTTCTTAGTCTGAGCAATCTCGGACAGTCGCTTGAAGTCAATGTCGGTCTTGCGACCCGCCCGCATGTGCTTTTGAACGATGGTGCCGGTACTCGTGAGCAAGTCCGACCAGCGCGGCGCATAGTTCTGTTGAATGACTTCGTTGACACGGCGGTCGATGTCTTCCTGGGTCAGCTGCACAGGCTTGCCTTTCTTGTCATCGGGAGGCACAGTCGCGTCGAGAGCGCCAAAGCGCTCCTGGTACTTCACCAGGGCCGTCTCGTATTCCTTGACCTTGTTGAAATTAGCCGCGTACCAGTCCTGATATGCCTTGGCACCAGGCTTGTCCTTGGTGCCGTTGTAACTCATCTCAAGCTCGGCGGCCTTAGCCTGCAAGGAATCGTACTCGTCCTGCTGCACAAACTTGTCGGCCTTCTTGACCAGCTTCTCGTTGTCGAGGATCGCCTTCGCCGTAGCCTCGTCGAGACCGGCATCTTCAATGAGCCACTTCAATTTCTCTTTGGCAGTCATAAGGCTCCTACATGCCTCCTAAGTTGGGCGGCGCGCCGGGAGGCGGCGGCATCGGCGACATGCCGGGAGGGCCACCTTGTGGACCGCCAGCCGGGGGACCGGTTGGTCCGGCAGATTGCATAGCCGCTTGTGCAGCCATAGGGAGAAGCGATTGAGCCGCTGCGATGATTTGGGCACAGACTTCAGGTGCGCCAGGGACGACACCCGATTGGACGATCTGTTTGCATGCTGCGTTGATCGCATCGACAGCCGATTTGACCGGCATGATTCCGCTCATCAGGGAGGCGAGGGGGGACGATGTGGAGTCGCCCCCCGGCCCAGGAGCAGCGGTCGAAGGAAGGTTTGGCAGCGGAGGCAGCGGGGCCGCGCTCACGCCTGAAGGTGCCGGAGGTGGGGCAAAGGATGCCATGATTACTTCCCGGCTGGAGACATCTCCTTGCCGAAGTGTTTGTGATTCTTGCCGACCTTGGAGCTGAAACCGGCCATCTTTTTGCCCAAACCGGGCTGGCCGTGGGACTCCTTATGCTTGCCGCCCATGCCGTGCTCTTTCTTCTCATGACCCATGTGATGCTCGTGTTCTTTGGCCATTATGCTTTCGTGGCTCCTTTGCGGCGCAGTGAGGATAAAGTCTCGGCGAGGCGCGATTCCTTGCGTAGTTTGCCGGGAGAACCTTCGTTCTTTTTGGCAAAGGATTGGACACCCATACCGGCTGATTTGGCTTTCTTGGTCAGAGCGCCCTTCTGCATTCCCGAGTGCTCGATCCAAAGTGGATCTTTGTCTGCCATGTACTGCGGATCAGAATAGGGCAAAGTGTAAGTTATTGTCAACAAGGCAGTTGGCTTCTAGGTGAAGCTGTCACCTAGAGGATGTGGTAAAACTTGGGATGGACAGAGGGCACCTCGTCGGATACTCGCCGCGTCCGGGAAACCGGGAGGCCAAGAAGCGGATCAGTGTAAAAGCCGACCGTCCTCTCCAAAGATTCCAGCCTGGAATTTAGCTCGTAGCCAAGGTCGCGTCGCCGCCTGGTTGAGACTGCAAACTAGGCGGTGCCTGATCGGTCGCTTTTCTGCCCTGAGCATTGGCGATCATGCCGATACCTAAAGCCTGCTGAAGCTGCAAGCGCTCCAAGATCGAGTTGGGCACCTTGATGCTCGGCGGCGCGAAGTTCATCTTGCCGAGATTTTCCATGAGAGTGAAGGCGTCGAGATACCCCATCTTGGACAGGAGCAGGTCTTCGAGCCGGTCCTGTGTCGCGGCGCTATTGAGCAGTGAACCCGGCTTGAAGTTGAACGTGAATGCAGTGAGCATGGCCTTGGCCCGCTCGTATCTTGGGCGCGGATTATCCAGCCCGAGTGCGTCTTCGGTCGAGGCGATATCGCCAGGAGATCCGTCCGGTACATCGTCCGGGATGAATGTGCCGGGGTCGTAGTCATAGTCCTCGGCAGTCACACCGTCAGGGCCGAACTTGGCTACACGCTTGGGCAGGGTGTCAAACTCGGCGATGCAATAGAGATACATCTCGGCGAACTCTTTCATGAAGCCTTCGAGGATGCGCGAGCGGAGGCGCACACCAGGGGTCATGGCTTTCATGATCGTGTCGATCGTATCGTCGGAGGGGATCTGGGCGAGCTGCGCCATCTGGGACACATCGGCAGTGCCCGACAGTTGCTTGATCATGTCCTGTATCCAGGAGATGTGCTGCCAGAGAGACTGATCGAGCGGCGGCGGGATGACGACCTGGATACCCTTGCCCGAAGCCAAGTTGGTGCGGATCTTGTAGCCGGGTGCCCGCGAGTTGAACTTGTCCATCTCGGACTTGGACACATTGCGGTCGGCGACTACACCGGGTTGGGCGACCATCGCGGCATGATCGTCCACTACGCGAAGCAGAGAGTTGAGCGATGTATTGAGCGGGAGCACGTCCCACAGCGGCCCCTTCCCAAGCCAGGATTTGGGCCAAGGATTCAAGGTCAGTTTGATGATGGGATACTTGCCGTGCCAGTAGGGCGAGGGGCCATCATAAAGCAGAGCGCCGCCACCCCAGACGATCAAGCGTTTGAATGGATATAACGGCGCACCAGGGGCCACGCGGTAGGACCACTGAGTCTTAGGCTGGTCCTTGCCCTTGTCATCCTTTTCCCACTCGCCCATCAGGACATGATCTTTGGTCTTATTGACTCGCTTGTCATCCAAATACATCGTGTTGACAAACACAGTGGGAGTCGCCGGAATGGCATCGTCGTCGCCTGCTCGTTTGGACAAGGGACCGGAATGCTTATTCTTCGCCATGCCGCCGATCACGCGGGTGAACCAGCCGAAGATACCAGGGTCGCCGATATCGGCCTTCACATCCTTGTCGTATTCGGCCTTGACCCAGTTGGGCGTGCGGGCCTTACGGATGATGATGCCAAGCGCATCCTGGACTGTGTGGTAGGAAATAGGCTCGATGGGAAAGACCGAGCGGGGGTCTTCTGCCTCGACCATCATGTCGTTCAGCCGGCGCGAGTAGTAGAGGTGGACAAAGCCAGAACCGGCCACGGTATAGTAGCGGATCGCGTCGGCGATGCGGAGATCGATTAGCCGGGAGGTGTACCAGTCTTCGGCCTGTTTGTTCGAGATGCGGGCCTGTTCTTCGTACTTGGGATTGTGTGTCGCGTAATTCCAAAAGACGCGCGTATCAGTCAGGAGGGCGGTCAGGTCTTCGGCTGTCTTCGCGACTAGGTTGGCCTTGGTGCGGGATAAGGGTTTGGGCGTGGGAACGTAGGACGCGGCGGTTTCTTTTTCGTTGGCAAATACGCCGTCTAGAGCGCGGTTGATATTGTCATAGCCGACCGAGGCTTCAACGAACTGCTGACCGCGCTGAAGACGGTCCTCGCACCACTGCAAAATAGCGTAGTCTACTGTTCCGGGCTGGGCTGCGTCGTCACGAATGGGCGGGAGGTCGAAGAATTTGTCGGCCATTGAGACCGATTATAGACTCATCGGAGCGCTTCTACTAGACGGTGAGTCACTTCCGGGTCGCGGTGGTAGGGTTCGGCCTCCCGAGCATTGTCTCGATCAGCTCGGCCTGAGCCGGGGTCGTAATGAGATCGTTCATGAATGCGTCCAGTATCTTTCTCGAACTGGCGGATAGCTTGAGGCGTTGCAAGTTCCTGCCGCTGGTAGCCCTGTTTTGCATAGACTTCCGGGACCGCTTGATCGGCTCGGGCGGGGTAGCGGACTTCGCCTGTCCGAGGGTTTCGATAGACGACTGCCCGCTCGGATGGGTGGATAGAGCTAAGTAGCGTGCCGCCGTGTGGTCGTCCATGTGGGCAATATGGATATTCCCCGATGCCGTATGTTTGACCACACGCCACACAAAGAACCTCAGTAGACTGCATCGTACAGCGCTCGCTTGAACACGTTATCCCACAGCATATCGTCCAGGTTATTCGGATACCGGGTCCGCAACCGCTTCAGAATATGTGGCTCGATCAGCACCATCGCGTATGCCTGGTAGCCATCGATCTCGACAGAACACTTAATCGGCTGCGCGGGATAAGAGGCTGGAGGCAGCGGCGGCCGGATGAGTGGGGAAGCGCTCGGAGGAACGGCCTCCCCGCTCTGCGTCGATGGTGTATTTGGTCTGATGTTCGACGCCATCTGATGTTAGCCCAGGATACGCTCTGGCGATTGTATGTGTCAATCCCAGCCGTCGAGAGCATTGGCCCAGACTTCTTTGTAGGAGCGGTATTCGCCGAGTACGGGAGCGGAGCGCTGAGGCTCGACGATAGCAGTTTCGGTCACGGGTTCCCAGGTGCGCTCGGGATCATAGGTCCACTTATGCCCAGCCCAAAAGCACATATTTGCCGCCTGGATCAGATCGTCGTGGAAACCGTAAGCGGCGCGAGCGCGCATCTTTTCGATGTCGATGACAGCATTGGCATATTCGGCGAGTAGCCACTGGGACTGAATCTTGGCCTTACGCTCCAATAGATGACGCCGGGACCTGTACCACAGGATCTTCTGCGTATTCATGTTCGAGTGCCAACCCACACTCGAAGTCTGCTCGGCGACTGAATCCGCGATGGTTTCCCAGTACCACAAATTGGTGTAGCCGAGGCGCATGAGTTCTTGAGTGGTCAAGACACCGGGGCCGGGATAGGCTTCGTATATGAGTTCGGCCTGATCGTCCTGATCACCGGCATAGATACGGCCGAGGATATTGCACACACGGGCGATCTCTACGGCATCTACCGGGGCGAAGAACTCGGCGACTTGAAGGTCGCGATAGAGGAATTTGGGGGCCTTGGTGATCGGGTCTATCTCAGACTGACCATCCTTCATAACGGGAGATTTGATGGCATCAACGCGGAACACTTCGATGGCCGAGTTGTCAGTCTTATGGTCGCCATCTGTTGCGAGGTCGCGCCGCCAGCCTGTGATACCGACACTTGGATCGCAGCCGATGATATAGCGGGCGTGCTGCACAGGTTCCTGCCACACATGGACGAGGCCGCGCGGATCTTGAGCAATAGACTCGTCCGATTCGAGCGTCAAGTCGAGATGAGAGCCGGAGACGTGAAATGCTTGCTGGGGCATCAGGCAGCGACTTCGACCTCATAGTGAACCGGATCTTTGCATTCCATTTCCATCTGCTCGATCAACTCGACGGGCAGCGCACCCTGTGATGGCGACTGGAACGACTGCTCTGGAGTTGCAGGGTAATTTGTTAAGAAGGTCGCGAGTTCACCATTCAGTGCATGCTGTGCCCGAGTGGATTCCCACCAGAATAGCTGCTCCCTCGACGGATGTATCGTCATGCCATCGAAGAACTCAGGACTCGTGCGCTCGATCAGTTCGGCGTGGCGCAACGTGTGCTCGGCTGGCGTCCAGTCATTCGGAGGATTCGAGCGGTATTTGAGTCGGTTCGTATAGTACGGGATGAAAGCGTAGATCCAGGACTCGTATCCTCGTCGGCGATGACGTGCGGCCTCAGTGACTTCATGCCAGTAGTTCCCTTTGCCATCGGATGTCGATTCCTGCACGTGAAAGGTCGTGATCGCCTTGGGCAGCGAGGGAATGAAGCTGTAGCGGATGCGGCCTGGGTATTGCCAGAGAGCTACCTCAGTCAGATGGGACACGTCATTCTGCGTACCGACGCCGATACCAGACTGCTGATTCTCAGCTTGGTAGTTGATACGCGAGGAGACCGGTGGCTCAAAGCCTAATTCGGTATCCTTCACATCTGGATAGATTCTTGGTTTTTGCCAAAAGGGGAGATTGTCAAGGATGAGATGGTCACGTTTGAAAAGCTCTCCTTTTCTCTCGTCATCAAGGCTCGCAGCAAAGCCACGGGTTCCTGGCCAAAAGAGTAGACGGTGCTGCGAGATACCACGGACAGTCGCGGTCGCAACGACCTGCCTGCACTTATGTACATACGCAAGAATACCCTCGGTGAACTTGTACTTTTTCTGCTCTTCATGGCACTCCTTTTCTCGGCGGCCAAACAACGTAATATATCTGCGCTGCGACTCAAGCAAGATCGGCGGCCCGACGCCGCTTCGGTCACACACACCGGGATCAAGCTCCAGACAGGCATAGCGGACGAACCAGTACTCGAAGTCGCACTTCGATATCAACCGCTCCGAATGAATGTGCGCTTGTTCGGCGGCATTAAGCGGGCGACTGAGCTGGCCCTCGGGCAGCGGTTTGCCATCACGCCCGATCCGCAGCCGCTCCAGCTTTGCCGCGATATCGATTGACTTATCGCGCGGCAGACGCTGAAACACTTCGCCCTGTTTCTTGGCCTGATGGAGGCGGCGGTCGATGATGTCAGGACTGTACATCTTCCTCTTCCTCGTCCTCGGGCTGGAACCAGCGTTTGTAGCCGGGTCGCAAATCTTCGACGCCCGAATATGAAACTTCCGTGTCGCGCTTATTTGGTTTTTCGGTCACACGAAAGAGCGGCGGCTGACGAGAACCAAGGTCAAGCTCATATAGTTCGCGGAGAGTAGTCAGCTCGCGGGCAATCGTCGCCATCGGACGGAAGATCGCAAGCAGGGCGCGGAGCATGAACTACAGTTTAACCTAGAAGCCTAATTCCCATAACAAACCCAATTCACCGTATCTGTGGCCCCTGTATTGTTGGTTATCGTGATCGAAGTAGCCGACGTATTCACGATCTTGACCGGATTTGTGATCGTTGTAGTATCCTGACCCGCGCAGGCGAAGGTAGAAGTGCTAGTGAAGGCAGGCGATATACCGGAAATGACCGCGCTGTTTGACGCGAGAGTGGCTATCCCGCCGATCATGCGTCCGGTACCAGCCGTATCGGTGTTCGCACAGGCTGCATTGCCGCTCGTCGCGCCGCAGAAATATGCAGTCGGAATCGAGCCAGATTGGGCAGGCAGCTTGGCAGTACCGGCAGCGATGGCTTGGGGCTGCACGACCGTAGAACCAGACGTGGACCCCGGCATCGTGATCGACGACCCGGCGACTCCGGTAATGATCATGACCCCGAGCGCTTGAGCGTTCGTGCCGTCGAACACGAAAGTCTGATGAGAGCAGGAAGATGCGGTTGAGCCGATTGTGCCCATGTTGAGCACGTTGGCCGGCGGAACAAACGTGCGGGAGCCGGTTCCATCCTGACAGAGATTGAATGTCAGGATCTCGCCCGTGGTTGCGCCGGTAAGTGTGGACGAGGACACGTTGCCGGTCAGGGTCATCGTCCAGGAGTCGGCGGTAGTAGATACAGCGGTGAACGTCGGCGTGGACGAGAAAGTGACCGTGGTATAGGAGGCGCTGCCGCCGACCAGCAGAGTCGCCGAGGCGGTGCGATACTTCAATACGCCGCCGTTGTACCAGAGATCGCCTTGAACCGGGACCGATGGATCGATCGATAGAGCGCCCAAATTGAATCCGGCTGTAGTGGCCGACTGCGAGAGAGTCTGTTTGGCCCCGGCTGTGTAGGTCGTCACGGTGGCGGGGCCGACGTAATCTATGCCTGATGTGGCAACCGATGGGATGCCTGAAGTCATCTTGATGATGCCGGTGAACCCAGTGATTGCCGTATTGAGGATTTGGTTGGCACTGACCGTGCCGGTGCCTGTATAGCCAAAAGATCCACCTGATCCGACGAGCATCGCGGCGGCCGTATTCGTGCCCGATGTAATGGACGAGAAAGCGGGAGTGCCACCCGATGTGATCGCGACGGCAGTACAAGCCGTGGCGAGTCCCTTGGCATTCAAGGTGATCTGGGAGACGTGAGTTGCATCGCCGCAAGAGCCGACATTACTGTTGACTGTGGCGAGCGTGGTGGTGAGAGTCCCTGAGGTCGAGATGTCACCCGCTAGGTCGCCGACTGTGATATTCACGCCGCCGTTACCGCGAATCAACTGGCCTGAAGTCAACGTGCCGGTATTAGTCACGGTGCCTGTGCCGCCGCCCCCGCCGCCGCTCGATGAGAGCAACTGGAGATTGACTATTTTGAACGGACTACCGACGCCGGTGCCGGAGTATTGCACGTCATAGTTGCCGTCTGGCGCATAGAAGATCCACTGGCCGGTAACCGTGGCCGAGAAGGGGTTCGATAGCGGTGTCATGCTACCGTCCGAATAGATCGTCGCGGGAGTGGAAGTACCGGTCAGATAGACCGTGATCGTGCAGGAGGGAAACGAGCGCTGGAAATAGCCGCTGGAAGTCTGCCCATTGTTCGAGATAATGACGCGCTGACCGCCCTTTTCACACCATCCGGTGGCCGATTGGATGGCGAAAGCGGGCAGGGAACTGAGACACAGCAAGACAAGAGCAAGAAGAGTCCGGTTCATGCCAACGATTATAGGACTAGTTCTGGGGAGATGGATCTACGTCGATGGGATCGTTCACGTCGAAGGTGATCTTGGAGAGACGGTCTACTGCGGATTCCATGCTCGCGCCACCGAAATTTAGAGTGACAGATGGGCCGCTGCCGCCTTTGCCCTTGCTCGACAGTCCGGTCATATCGATGAGCTTATCGATGGCATGTTCACTGCCTGAGGCACGCAGGACACCTTTACCCTTGCAGGTAGGGCAGTCGCGCATCCAGGTATCGTCGGCAGATTTCATGCCCTTAATGCGACGCAGGCCGGGGGTAGACTTCGGGGCTTTGGAGTCACAGACTACCGAGCCGAAGCCATCGCAGCGATCACAGGTCACATCGCGATTGAGAGCATTCTCTACCAAGTCGTCCGTGACCTTGAGCATTCCCTCCTGGGCCTTGGCGAGAATCCGTTGCGTCTGAGCTTTCTGCCGCCAGTCCTGAAATTCGGTCAGGCCAATCTCGCAGTGTTTGGCGATCGCGGCCAGGGTCCAGCCTTTGACCTGCGGATTCGACGCCATTTCGAGGAAATTGCGGAAGCGAATATCGGACGACCCGGCCAAGGCGAGGCGGATCGCGGCAGAATCTTTGGTGTCGCCGCGCGGGTCCAAAGTGGCCAAGTACTCGTTGTACGTGATGTCGAATCGGGCGAATGCCGAAGAGGGGACAAGGCCGCGCGTCGAGCCGCCTTTTTCTAGCATCAAGGGTTTGGGCTTGGGCCGGGGCATAATATCCAGTATCATACCCTCATGAAGCTAGAACGGCTCCTGCTACTTTTGTCAGTATCGGCATTCTTCCAAGCTGGAATTTTCGCCCAAGTGACCATCGCTCCGGTCAAGCTGTCAACCGCCGATCCGAGCGGAGCCTGTCCTGCACTCAAATTCGATTTCAGCAGCGCCTCGGCAGGAACTCCATTTTGGTGCAATCCGTCTACAGGAGTGTGGGCTACGTTGGGCGGCGGCACCCCCGTATTCCCTGGAGGCTCGCCTGGAGATGTGCAGTGCAATGTTGCGAATGCGTTTGGGCCGTGTAGTACGGGCGTGGTTACTTCGGATAGTTCTGGCAACTTCAAGGCGTTAAGCTTCATCGCCGGATCAGGTGGTGGCGTTGCGGGAGCTTTAGATATCGGTCAAGGGACACTCCCAACACTAGGGACTAACGCGATCAGCCTACTCGGACCAACGTCGGTTACAAGCTACGGGTTGAAGTATCCCGGTGCGGCTCCTTCTGTCAATCAGTTCCTGCTTTGGGGAACTCCATCCTCAGGTGTATCTACGGGAGTTTTTACTGGATTCACTTCTACTAATCTTACAGACACAGCCAATCTGGTTCGCAACCAAGGTATTAATACCGGATCGTCAGCGATGACACTCGATATGAGTGCGTCTACTGGGGCGAGCGCTTTCAAGGCACCTGTGGGGGTCGGTCTGACAACGGCAATTAACGGGGCCATTGGCTACGACTCCACAGCCGATATGCTACACGCCGCGCAAGGGAGCGCCGATGCAAAGATACCACAGTTTACGGTCACCCCGGTTAACGGGGATTGCGCCAACTGGGTGGTGTCAGGATCGAAGTACAAATTGGGGACGGCTGGATCTCCGTGCGGCTCTGGTGGTGGCGGGTCTGGAAATTCAGTTACGAGTGTCACCCCTATTACCGTCTCGGCAAACTCAACATCGGAACAGCAGTTGATCGAACTTACGCTGACCGCTGGCTACTTCAATAGTTTACGTCAGCCATTTCTGTTCAACGGAGCAGGGGTCTACACTACTCCCATTGGGCAGACCCCCACACTGACCTTCAAGGTCAAACTCTGCACCGTCTCAGGCTGCGGTAGTGGTACAGTAGTTACGCTCGCATCGATCGCTTCTACCGCGACCCTGGCAAACTCGACCAATAACACTTGGAATGTAAATTTCCTTGGGTACACGGCGGCGGTTGGAGCAACTGGAAATCTGGAAATACATGGCCCTTTGACGGTTGATCTTGGCTCTCTATCAACTTCTCCCGACAGCGTATTCAACGACACGAACACAGCGGTATCCGGGAATATAGACTTAACTGCCGCGTTGTTTGTGGATTTCACAGTTACGACCTCGACCGGTAGCACAAGCAATTCGATCACGCAGAGATCGGGGGGTGTTATGCCGTTTGCGGCGACTGCTGCTCCTGTGACGAGCGTTAATGGGATGACTGGGGCCGTGACGGTTAGCGGATCTAATATCACCCAAGGAACAGCAGCTTCTCTGCCAGCTACATGCACCACAAACGATCTTTACTACATGACCAATTCGGTCTATACAGCACGTTGTTCGTCCACGAATACGTGGTCGTATTTCTCTGGAATGCTCGGAAATGTGACACGACCAACGTCAACTGGGTGGACATGGTCAAACCAAGGCTCTTGCACGATTGATTCTACAAACGGGTATGAATATGAGTCGTGTCCGGCTAACGGAGGCACGACCAATTCTGCCCGTATCCGATACAAAGCAGCTCCAGGTGGGTCGTTTACCCTAACAGCCTGTTTTTTGCATGACACCGCCGGTAGCGATGGTGGATTTGCAGGTTACGGTTTGTATTTTGGGGATGGAACAAAGTGGGTTAGCTTTAACTTGCAGGCCGAACCGACGACCTGGGCGCTTATCGAGTCTGAATGGACAACGTCATCGGCATTTAGCACAGTTCGCTTAGAATGGAATAATTCCGGTCCTTCCAGGACATCTGTTATAGTCGGTAACCCTTCGTGCCTTCAATTGGTCTATAACGGCACGACGATGGTTTACAACTATTCGGCAGATAGTTTCCATTGGAATCAGTTTGACAGCCGTTCTGCCACGTCGTTTCTGGCGAGTGTATCTCAGGTTGGTTGGGGGTCTAATCCTATTAATAATCAAACGGACGTGGCTTTGATTCACTGGACGGGGCCGTAATATGAAGCGATTGTTTTTAGTACTCTGCCTTGTCCTGCTGAGTAAAGCAGCTAGCATCCCTACGTCGAATGTTGACGGTAATCGCAACAATTCTGTCTCGACCGAGACACAGCTAACACCGACCAACGTAACGACAGGCAAATTTGGCTTGTTCGGAGGTTGGGCCACAGATGGCCATGTGTTCTCTCAGCCATTGTTCGTTCCGGCAGTCACGACTTCTGGCGTCGTCCACGACTTACTGATTGTAGTCACGATGAACAACAGTGTCTACGCCTTTGACGCCAATAGGCCAGGAGCTACCGTCTGGAGCAATTTAGCCTTCGCTAGTCCCTATGCGAGTTATCCGGTCGCTGAGGGTGGGTTGTACGGTTCGCTCGGTTGTCTTTCAACTCCGGTCGTTGATGTCGCCAACTCCAAGCTCTACGTGGTGTGCGACACCAGTACGCCCAACTGGGTAATACGGCAATTGGATCTCACCACCGGATCGACTCTGCTGACCGCGACGATCTCCGGCCAAGTCGTTGGAACGGGAGACGTGGGGCAAGGCGATACGACCAGCGGAGCGAATCTCCTATTTTATCCGCGCTTTGAATTTCAGCGGGCCGGTCTCGCTCTCGCCAACAATAAAGTTTATGTAGCCTTCGGCGCTCTGAACGATACGCGCCCCTGGCATGGATGGGTATTTGCCTACAACACGTCCGATTTATCGCAAGCTGGAATTTGGTGCTCTACGCCCAATGGGTATGGCGGTGGTGTCTGGATGTCGGGTGGCGCTCCGGCTGTAGACGGAAGCGGCAATATTTACGTGACCACTGGCAACGATGGTGGCTACGATGGCGTGACAAATTTCTCCGATAGCACGGTAAAGCTTTCCCCCACGCTGTCCGTTCTTGATTGGTTCACGCCATCCAACAATGCTGCGATTGATTCGGTCGATGCGGACGTTTCCGCGAACCGGGCAATGCTGATCCCCAGTACTAACTTCGCGATTGTCGCAGGGAAAGACTTTAATGTCTACCTTATCGACACGACCTGCATGGGGCATCTACAAGGGTCAAGTGGCTGCTCGCTTCAAACTTTCAAGACCAACGCGATGGGTACTCCCGGTTCTGAAACCGGCTCTTATGGTGGAGCGTTCATGAACAACGTACTTTACTTACCCACGAGCGCCGGATCAATATATGCCTTCACATTCGGGGGCAGTACATTCACAACCACACCGCTTGCCACGCAGACGAATAGCTACGGAAACTACGGACCCGCCCAAATGTTCGGCAGCATCAATGGGGCATCGAACGGCATATTGTGGGTCGAGACGACGGCGACCACAAGCCACACGGCGGTTCAACAAGGGACACTGCGTGCCCTTAACCCGACCACACTAGCGGAATACTGGAATAGCGGCACATCGGGACAAGACGCATTGGGGAATATGACGAAGTTTGCTGCGCCTGTGGTGACTAATGGACGTATCTACGTATCCACGCAAGATAGCAAGATACAATCTTATGGACTTCTTCCAAGTTCCGTTTCTCGCGGGCTAATCTCCCTGATAGGAAACATAACACAACGATGAAACTCCCCATCCTCATCCTCTGCTGTGCGCTCGCGCTCTATGCCGAAACCCCACAGCAGAAGGCCGATGCTCAGTGGCTCGCGCAATATCACAAGGCTACAGCGAATCTTCGCAAGGCGCAGAACGCCCGCGACGAACTAATCAAGACGAAGATGGCGGATTGCGAAGCACGCGGTTTGCAACTTCTCCAAGACGGCTGGCTTGAACCAACATGCCAAGCAAAACCGATCCAGGCGCAGCCCGCGAAGGAGCCGGGGAAGTGAAGTATCTCTCGTTCTTCATTCCCTGCGTGCTCGCTGCACAACAATGCACGCTCACGATCACCAATAGCGGCAAGACCACGACGATCACAGCGCCGTGCGTAGGTCCGCCCGGACCTGCGGGGCCTCAGGGTAAGCCTGGACCAGCGGGCGCAATGGGATCGCCGGGGATACAGGGGCCGCAAGGCGCACCGGGTCCTGCTGGACCGCCTGGGGTACAAGGTCCTCCGGGAACGCCAGCGCCAGTGCTGCCGATCACGGCCACAGCCGACGGAGGGATCGCAGTGAAAAGCATCACGGTGGGCACGCCTAAGGTACCCACGGTCTTCGTCATTACAAAATCGGATGGAAGCACCTGCACGCTATCGGTACTCGCGAGCGGAGCGGTGGTGTGCCAATGAAGCAATCCTCGGATGCCGTTAGCAAGTCACCGCAGCAGTCACGGCCCGGCACCCAAGGATTGCGGGATCGCGCCCATGTTTATTTTATCATGAAACTCGCCCTCTTCCTTCTCGCCGCTACCGCTTTCGCGCAGACCGCCGTTATCAAAACCAATCCCGCGCCTTCATGGGGACCAATTCAGTCTTGGAAAGTGGGCGCAACTAACGGCCTCGACGGTTCAGCGTCCACAGGCGGCTGGTCGGGTTACAACTGGTCGTGTACCGCTTACGATCCTGGAACGGGGCCGGTGTCGTGCTCATCGCTCACATTCAACAGCACCACAGTTGCGATGCCCACCGTCACAGGAGCGGCGTTCGGCGACTACACAATTCAGCTTTGCGACGGCGCGAATATGCACTGCGGAACGGCGCACATTGGCGCGGTTAACTTCGATGCCAACGGCGTGGTGATCCCCAGAAGTGCAAACTTTACGTCGATCTTCGGACCGACGATAGCCCTGGGACAGAACCCTTGGGGCTTTGCCGATGAGCGCAACTTAGCAGCGATGAATCAGCGAGCCACGGTCTATAATACGCCGTTTCCATATAGCAGCTACACGGACGCAAATCCTGACTGGGCAAATCCGCAAACCGGCACTGTGGCTTACCAGTTCATGGGAATTGGCAGCAGCCAGGGAACTACTGGAACGACGCTTGCGGCGGGTATAAACTCGACCGATACGACGATCACTGTGGCCGATGCAACTAAGCTGGACTTGAGTAGCCTTCCAGGAACTCCCACACGTATCATGATTCAGGCGTCTATTGCGGGAGACGTATTCGGCCCGTATGAAGAAATCCGAATATGCGGCGCTTCGGGAAACACCCTGACGGTCTGCTATGACGGGCGCAGCCCGGCTGGCAGCGGGTCTTTCTGGAATAACCTCGGCTTCACAAATTACGCGGCTGCACAGTCCTGGTCAATGGGTGCGGTAGTAGGTCAGCAACTTATCAAAGGCACTGGCACGAGTTTCCTGAGCACTATAGGACTGGCAGCAGCAGCCTGTCCTGGAGGTCCGGTATCCTACTCAACCGGTACCGCTGGACTCACGGCTAGCTCTGCCACGATGACGGGATCTGGTACAGCATGGATGGCGAATGTAGTCGCAGGAGATGCGGTCTGCGTGTTAGGCACCCACGGTTCTACGCCCTTCAAGTTCGTAGCTTGGGTGACAAGCGTTAATAGCGACACTAGTCTCACGCTGAATCGCAATTTCCCATCGACAGGGGATACCAATACCGGGCTAACTTACAAAGTAATCAAGCCGTTCTATCGCTATATCGTCACTGGTTTCAATCGGCAATCCCCCTATTCTGGAACCGGAAATCTTCAATGGGCGACCACCGGATGCGAGAGCGATACGACGTGCTTTTACGACAATGGCCTAAACCTCAGCGGGTACGATATTGCACCACTAAACGGAATAGGCACGCTCACCGGGACCTACGCTTGGGCCGACCAAGGGCCGCTCAATGGCTATCTTAATCAGAGTAGCCTTGGCGGGATAAATTTCTACGGAGAGAGTCTCGCCTGGATATCGCTCTATGAACGTTCAGGGCTGATCCAAGCCAAGAACATGGCGGATCATGTAGCCAACAACTGGCTGAAGTTTCCAGTGTTCGCTGGTGGCTATCGACAAGCTTACTCTCCGCTGTTTCTAGGCGGCGGCGTGATCGGAGAAGTCGCGCATTACGTCCTCTACGGAACTCCGTCGATTAATGACTTGCGACCCTGGTTCGCGAATGGATCTATCGGATCTGCTGGATGCAGCGCCTATGACACTCGCGACTCGGGCTATCTAGGCACATGGTTGATCCTCGGTGCTATCTACGATCCAGACACGATCAGCATGGGCGCTCCAGGCGGCATTCCTTGGCGCACGTACTGGAGGAACGCAATTGGTCCTGGAGCCAATACGCTCTATAACCGCGATGTAGCTTGTGCCGGGAGCGGTGGCGGCGTATTCACCAACTCATGGGCGAATGGGTTGCTGTGGTCGGCGCAAACCCAAGTGACGATGACGAACGGATCTTCGGCACTCACCGGCTCTGGTCTTACGAGCGGGATGTGTTCTGGTCTTGATAGCGGAACTGCGACAGTCATGACCGGCAGCAATGCGATCACGGCAACTAGCGGAACGTTCTCATCGACAGCTGGGATAATCTGGCTTGGCGGAAGACATTACCAGTTCCTTCGTACAGATTCGACACATGGCCAAATCTCCGTGCTATGGCCGGGGAGTTCCGGTTCTGTCAGCTACATGACGGAGACGCCGATTCTCACCAACGACTCGGCTCCTTACTCGGCGACCTACGGCCAAAGTAATAACGATACGGCTCTCCAAAATAACTACGGTTGCATCTTCAATAACTCAAGCTCGATCACTTTGGATCGGAGTTTTACGGGAACTAGCGGGACCAACTGGCAGTTTAACTACATCAACGGGATCTCTGGATTTGGGCAGCAGCCATTTATGTTAGGCATCAAGACTTACGGTATGAAGCTAGCCGCAGTGCTCGATTCGCCTCTCGGTACGACCTATACTGCGCTGTCATCGGCGGCGGGTGCGTGGATGCACACATACGGGTTCAATTACGAGAACAACAGCATCTTCTACGGACGGGTTTACGGAGCGTGCGAGTCCGGAGGGTCGCAGGCTGGAATCTCGCAAACCTTTATCTGGCGTATTCCAGGATGCGGCTTTGGTAGCAACCCTCCAACGGTTAATTTCCAAGTAGAGGGCGAGCAACTAAATCAGGAAGGCTTTAGCGCAATAACTAAGTGGTATCAGGACAATCCGACACCGGCCAACTTAGCTACAGTCGATACGCTCTATCGGGCGATCTGGAGCAAGGCAGGGTGGAACGCTCCTGGGTTCGCCGATGATCCTAACTCCATCGGTAACAACATCGGAGCATCGAATTTGACGGACGCGCAGTTGGCGATGGGTAAGTATCCAGGGCAACTATTTGGCATGGGATTTGCGGCAAGCTGGCCGGCGATTCGTGTTACCTCACCTCCTAGTAATGCGGGCACAACGATCTCAGGTAGCGTTTCGATATCGGGAAGTGCGAAGATTCAGTGAATGAACGACTCACTTCCGGCCACGACTACCGCGCAGCAGGACATTACGACTGCCGGCCAGCGCAAGGTCAACCTGATTTGGGAGTACACGCAGGCGACGGTCGCGTTGATCGTGGTGATCTCGACCATGTGGGCCGGAATCTATGAAACCTACAAGGGCAGCGACAAGCCGATACCTACGATCATGAGCGTTGCATTTGGAACTGTGGTAGGATTTTACTTCTCTAGGACGAATCACGCAGCGATTGGTGGAATCGGGCCAAAGCCGCAGCAGCAGTACGAAGGCCGATAAGGAGCAACCATGATGCTGGTGATCTCAGACTATCTGCCCACCTTCCAAAGCGTAGAGCTTTTCGTTTCCGGCTCGACGGCGCTGGCTATCGTCGGCCATATGGTCAACACCTTCCCGACGCCCGAGAATGTTTACGGCCAATGGTTCCTGGGCGTCATCAAGTTCGCGGTCGGCCAGCGCATCTCAGCCATGAATGCCTGGAAGGGCCAGGATACCGTAGTTGCTTCGGTGCCTCGCGGCATGGGAACAGGCACCGGGCAGGCGACCGCCGCTGAAGCGTCGCATGTCGAGATCACGCCCGAAAAGATCACCAACGTCACCGAGAAAACCTCGAAGGTTGAGGTATCCATTCCGAACCCGAATCCTATTCCGCCGACTGACAAGCAGCCGTGATAGGATTGATCGAAAGGCGGTGAGGTATGGAACAGCTTATCCCGCTTCTGATTGACATTCTGGTTCTGGGCATTCTGGGCTGGGCGATGTATGTCATCTGCACCAAATTCCTAGCTAACTTCCCTCCCGCGTTGTGGGTCTGCGGAGTTATTCTACTCATCCTTGTCATCGCCATGTTCACCGGCAGTATCCCCACTCCCTGGCATCTCCATAGCCACTCCTGATGCCCTGGCTCTACGTTCAATCCACCGGCAATCTCTACCGCCCCGATGGGTCGCTGTGCGGACAAGGCTATAGCGGCCACGGTGATGGTCGGGACAATCCGCTGCTCCAGGAAGTGCGCGATGTGGGTCCGATCCCGGTAGGCATGTACGTCCTGGGAGAAGTTAGTACCGAGAAGGGGCCACTGACGATCCGGCTCACGCCCGAGGAGTTTACCGATACCCTGGGCCGCTCGGGCTTTCTGATTCACGGCGACAATATCAACCACGATGCGAGCCTCGGGTGTATCGTGATCGGCCACGAATGCAGGCACGAATTGACGGCGAGCGCAGATGAGGAAATCAAGGTGATTGCTCGGCCAGTCGCGGAAGTAGTAACGTAGATCAAGGAGACCCCGATGGCAGGCACACCCACACCGTTCGAGCAAGAGGTTTACGGCGCGATCCGCGATGAGCGCATTCACACTGACCCGATGCTTGGCAGCTACATCGGCAACTCGCCGCCGCCGACGCCTACGCAGATGCGCGATTACTTCAACATCATAGCGAGTTCGTATCCGCCGAACACGTGGCCGCTGCCTGATGATTTCCAGGCAACGATTGACAACGGCGTGAACGTCTATGCGGTGTTCGTGTACAACAAGTGGCTCACCGCGCCGATGAACGTGAGCGCCAACGACGCCGTGAAGCAGTGGTACACCAGCGAGAAAGCGAGGCTGGGGCTGTGAGACGCTTCAAGGAACGATTCGTGATGTGGGTGGTTTGGCATCTTCCTAGCGTCCTTGTGTACTGGGCAACGATCAGGCTGATGACCACCGTGAATCTCAATCACCCGGACGACATGCGGGCCAGCGACTACCTCAAGGCATACGGAGATAAATACGCCATATGAGGCTCGCCGCGTTCGTCCTTGCACTCGGGCTGGCGGGGTGTGCGCCTAAGACGGTAGCCCCTGGAACTCCTGGCGCAGTATCGTCCACCGCAACTCCCTATGATACGGTGGCGAAAGCGGTTGCCGACATCGCAGGCTCCGTGAACACGATCACGTCAACTGTCATCATTGCCAACGGTCAAGGGCTCGTTAACGACGCCGACACCCGCGCAATCCTCAACATCTGCTCGACAATCACACAAGCCGACGCACAGGCTTCCAATCTCATCCGAAACCTGAGCCAGCTTACGTCGGCGCAACAGACGAACGTATGGGCGGTCCTTAAGCCAATTGTGGCTACGGTCAATACGTCTCTTCAGTCTGGATTGCTAGGGATCAAAGATGCCGCGACGAAGCAGAAGGTGCAACTCGCGCTGGTGACACTTCAGGGCGCACTAGCCGCCGTTCAAGTAGTTCTGGGAGGAGCGTGATGCCACTGACTGCCATCCTCAACCTATTGCAGATCGCCATTCCAGGTGCTTTGCAGATTTACACGCTCATCCACGACCGGGCTACTGGGACTACAACATTGATCGTTAACCTGGATGCCGCGGATTCATCCAATGCGGACACGCTTAAGCAGATCGCCGCATGGCAGGCATCTCATCCGATCACCCCGCCGGCCGTTCCTGCTCCTCCGGCTCCTTGACGCGCTCCGCTTCCATTGCGGCGAGCGCCCTCTTCAGATCCGCATGTAGATTGTCCAAGCGCGGACATTCCGGCCCCTCGTGCTCTTCGCAATAATACGAGCAATCCTCGCAGTGAATTGGGCCTTCTTCCACCAAGACCGTGCCCTCGCAAATATGGCACGTCTCCATCGTATCGGCCAACGCTTTGGCTGCTTTCCTTAGCCGCTCCGAGCTTCCCGTTTCGTTAAATCGGCCATATTCCCATCTCCTCCGGTTCAATTAACTGTTTCTCCTGCACGTAATACATGATCGATGCGTGGTGCCTATTGAGCAGCCTACCGATGGCGGGAAATGACAGCCTAAAGCCTGGGCCGCGCAATCGAATAATCAAATCCCGACGCGCCGCCATCACATAGGGGTTGCGGGATTTACTAAGCACCGACTCAACGGTGACCACGCCGGATTCTTTAGACTCGGCCACGACATCTTCTACTAGTGCTCTAATACGTGGGGGAAGGATCACCGTGCCTCCCGAGCTTCGAGCCAGTGATGGAGCATCATCAAGTCTGTTCGCACCGAAACCATATCTATTGGGATTATCAAAAACATCTCACTTACTCGTTGCGCCGTCACCGGGCACGCGGGCGCGGCATCGCGTGGGGCAGGCTGCTCGTCAAGCTGCCCTGTCCTTAGTACGCTAGGAAATGGAATGCGTGGGCCAACTTCAAATGGTTCGCCACGCTGACAAGTCCAACACTGATCGTCGGCGCTGAAACAATCCGGTTGCCAGCCACTTGAAGCAGTGCGACGCACCCAATACCACCCATCCGGGCGGCGCGGCTCAGTCGGCTGCATGGAGCACCTCCGCTTTCTTAGCCCATGTTCGCCACAGCATCATCTGCACCCATGACATAACACCCTTTTTCGATGTCTTGTTGATGTAGTGAACGCCAATTACATTGGGCTTGAAGAACGGCCCAATGACGCATACGCGGCGTTGCTGTTTACCACGGCACAGCACGTCACCAGGCTTAGGCTCAATTCTTGGATCGCGGCGGCGCGCCTCAGGAGCTTTGATTGGGTTGCTCATCGGCCTAGCCTCCAAATCCGGTGCCATGCTTGGCTAGAAACTTAAGCAGCAACAAAAACCGCTCGAAATCTCCCCTACAAAAGCGCCAGATCTCCCATAGGTCCTGTTCTTTGAGTGTGGCCTGAACTTGCCGCGTTGTGCAGATCGCCTGAATTATCAACTCAAACGGCTGGTCGTAGCGATGGGTCACCGATGGTGCTTCCTGCTGCGCTTTGGGATCAGTCATGCTCATTTTCCGGCTTGCTCCCTTCCTTGGATCGTTTCTTCGTTACGTCCAGCGCTGTCGGTTGCGCCGCGCGAGTTCGTCTGCGGGTCCTCGGCGATCATCACCATGCTTCATCTTCTTCCCGGTCGATCTCCAATCCACAATCCTTGCAACGCGTGAATCCACCGGACTGCGGGTCAATAAACTCCTCGTCATCGTGGTAGCCGCGCTCTCGGCAAATACGTTGACCCCGTGTCAACTCGGTAGCGGCCTTGATGTTCGGTGTCATGTGGTTTTCTCCGCTTTCTTCCGTTTCTCCAGCTTTCGAGATGGGATGCAGCGCTTGTGCGCCCAACCTCCCAGGACATACGTGCGCGGCCCAACGCGGCCACAGTAGACGCAATAACGGGATTGGTGATTCCACGGAAGGCGCTTACTCATCCTTACCTCCTTCGTTTTCGTTACGTCCCGCATGTATGACCTATCTTCACCTAGAAAGTCCACCAAGTCAAGGTAAATTCCAGGCTGGAATTTTGACCGGCACAGCGGCTCAGACCATCCATCATAGTCTCGTGCTTCGCACGATCCAACGATATATGGCTTCGCCTAGCGATCTCCTGTTCACCTAGAAGGACGTTTTATTTTTTATAGAACTGCACAGATGCGGCGCGCGCCTCACGACCCCCCTATGGCCCCCTAGAACAATGAAGCGCTGGCATATTGGGCAATAGAATCAAGGGTTATAGCGATATGCCGCACTGATGAAGATGGCGCGAAGCGACAGTCTCATCAGCCTAGCGAGGCACTCATGCTAATCACTGTTAGCAGGAACAAAGGGACAATCAGACTATGGGACAATGAGGCCGGCGCGCCGTCGCACGTGATCGTCAATGGCCGCCTGGCGTAGCTCACGTAACCTTAACCTAGTAGTGCGAGCAAGGGACGCAGGCAAGCGCCGGCAGGCCGCGCATGTCCCTCTGTGCGATCGATTCCAGTGTGAGCAGTACTGGCAAAGCCAATCTGAATCGCGTTTCATGCCAATAGACATTATATGATCAGCAGGTCGGATAAGGAATATTTATACATCAGTCGATCAGTATAACGTCCTGTATATGCTGATGTTATCGTCCCTCCGGGCCGCTACCATCAGTGGCGCTAGGCCAGCTGTACGGACTCAAAATTCCAGCATGGAAGATTCTTTTGAGAGTATGTACGATTTCGCTTGCATCCTTCACCTAGAAGTATTAGCATTAGTCCATGATTGAAACTCAACCTAACAAAACGATGTTTGGCAAGCGCGATAAGCACATGCCAGTCAAGGCCACGCTGAATAACGTAACTGATATTTGCGTGGGTGAGTCAGTCACCGATGCGAAGCTCCGCGCGCAAACGATCTTAGAGGACACATACATAGCCGCACAAGCGCCGATGGTATTTCGCGTGGCCAACGATGGAACGGTATTCTGTGCGCGTTGGATCTCGCACGATCAAATGGAGTACTACATTGTGCGCGGTAATCAGTGGCCAAGTTCATGCGTGGGACGCTGTGATACCTCGCTCCAGTCCTACATGGACCGCATTGTGCAGGACTATAACTCAGTCACTCCAGCATTCACAGCAGTGAATCGAACGGCCTAATTCCCCGACCAATCCATCGAACGAAAGGACAAAAGACCATGACAACCACAGCACTGACAAAACAAGAGCAATTCTTCTACGAGCACGCGGGTTATGGCGTGGCTCAAGGCGAAACACAAGAGCAAGGCCACGAACGATCCGCGCGCGCATTAGCTAAGGCTGAAACCTGGGCTGTCGAGAACGGCTACACATTCGAGACCTGCCCGGATTACGACGCTGACGAATCGTTCATGGACGATGAATCCCAGGAGTATCAAGACGAATGGAGAGGTAAGGCTTGGTACGTAGTCATGCGCGACGAACTAGACCACGTTGTACAGTCGCTCAGGGGATGCTTTGGCTACTCCGAGTATGAACGCGTGGTCAAGGCTGAACTAGCATTAGAGCAAATGGGCTAGGGCGCGTCCTAGCTCCCATCCGAACAACCGAACGAACCATAGAGAGGACAAAATGGCATACGAAAACATCAGCAAATGGACTCGCCCACAGCACTACATGGGCGCGACCTGGGAGAACTGGTATAGCTCCGGTGTAGGCCAGTCGCGCGACTCTGACGCACTCGAACGCGCTAACTTTGCGGCCATGCTCAAGGCACTCAAGCGACTGCCCGAAGTAGAAGTCATGGTCCCGTCCAATCGATACGACGATTCCATGATCGAAGGAACTGGACTAACGGTAGTTCGTGAGTCCCATTGGGCATGCGGATGGGTCGAATGGATCGCTATCCATGAATCGAACGTGGCCGCGCTCGAATTGGCGGACAAGATCATAGGCAAACTGGCGGACTATCCCGTGATCGATGAGGACCTGTGGAGCGAATACGAAGTTGAGGACTGCCGACAGACCTGGGAGAACTGCTACAGTGAGTCCGAACGCGCGGATTACCTCAGAAAGCACGTAAGCAAGGTCTATCCATTCCCAGGCGAGACGGCCTACCGAATGTTGCGCCGTGCGGTCAAGGGTGACTGGAGTTACGCAGCTAATCTCCTGCCCTGCCCTAGTGACCTGATCGCGTGACCTCGTGACGAAACTAGAAACGGAACTGCTAGCCGCATTGCGAATGGTGTTCCAAAGTGCTCACTCGTAAAAGGTATGCCAGTGGCACGCTTGAACACCTATCGGCTCTTAAACGGCGACGTTTTTGCAGTCTGAAATGCTCAGCTAGAAACAACAGCGCTAAGGCCACTAAACGTGGACTGAGCTATAACGCGGCGCATGTACACGCGCGTGCCATTAAAGGTCCTGGAAATACTTGCGAGCGTTGCGGCAAGCGCGGCCCTACGGATGTTCACCACAAGGATGAGAACTGGCGGAATAACTCCCCTGATAACCTAGAGCGTTTGTGTGTAAGCTGTCATCGGCGTATACACAGAACGCGCGGGACTTGTTACCTTTGCGGAGATCCACAGCACGCGCGTGGATTGTGTAATAAACACTACCTGAGACTAAAACATCGAGGCAGCCCGCATATCGTCCGCGTGGGCGGAAACCAGCATAAATCACCTATTGAGAAGGAGACGGAATGACTGCATTTCATGGAGATCCACAGATAAAAAAGCGCTATCTCGCGAGGGTACGCGCGCACGCCAAGGCAGACGAACTAATCAAGGGCCAGTATTGGGAAGACGGCAAGGGATGCGCTGTGGGCTGTACAATTCATGGCTCGAACCATCAGGCATATGAGACTGAGCTAGGTATTCCGGCATCGATCGCGTATCTGGAAGATACCCTATTCGAGCGATTGGACAATGGGACCGCGCAAGCGTGGCCGGCCAGATTCCTCAAAGCCATCAAACCCGGCGCGGACCTGAGTCTAGTGACCGCGAGATTCATACACTGGTTGCTAGTTGATCCTACAGACGGAGTGATTCGTTTTGGGGGTGACCGCGCGGACGTGAAAGCGGCTATTGAACAGGTAGCAGGACTGTATGCGCGTTTGATCGCTGGCGGTAGTGTGGCCGCCGATGAATGGAAGGCGGCGGCGTGGGCGGCGGAGGCGGCGGCGGAGGCGGCGGGGGCGGCGGCGGGGGCGGCGGGGGCGGCGGAGGCGGCGGCGGGAGCGGCGGGGGGG